TGAATTATGCCAAGCAATGGATGAAGTAGATACTGTTTTTCATTGTGCCGCGCTAGCTCGAGTTCAACCATCTATTGAGAATCCACAAAAATATCACAAAGCAAATGTAGATGGAACATTTAACGTTCTTTTGTCCGCAAGAGATAGCAGAGTTCGCAGAGTTGTGTATAGTGCCTCTTCGTCAGCGTATGGAGATCAATCCCAAAGTCCACAGGTAGAGACTATGCCTACTGCCCCAATAAGCCCATATGGATTACAAAAACTCATAGGAGAACAATACTGTTTTGTTTTTTCAAAATGTTATGGATTAGAAACTGTAAGTTTAAGATATTTTAATGTGTACGGAGAGAGACAAGTTGTTGGTGGAGCCTATTCTACAGTTGTTGGTATATTTTTAAAACAAAAAGAAGATGGCCAAAAATTAACCATTACGAACGATGGAGAACAAAGAAGAGACTTTACTTATGTCGGAGACGTCGTAGAAGCTAATTTTTTAGCCTCTCAAAGCGATAAAGTTGGACAGGGAGAAGTAATTAATATAGGAAAAGGGAGCAACTATTCAGTTAATGAAATCGCAGAAATTATCGGAGGAGAAACAGAAAATATAGGCGAAAGATTTGAGCCCAGGCAAACACTAGCAGATAATTCTCGCGCAAAAGAGCTTTTAGGATGGACGCCCAAAACCGATATTAAAGATTGGATAAATTCGGCTTTTTTCGTGCCTTTCGAATCTGAAGATTCCATCCTTCCAATTGGGCAATAAATGTGTTGACTTTGTCTTAGATTTGATATATCATTTCTATCTTCAGTTAGCTTAAACTGCAAGTGTAAATACTTGAGCATATGAATATCAACGTAAAAAAACGCAACAATAGACTAGTCCCCTTCGAAGTAGAAAAAATTAACAGATCAGCAGAGAGAGCCTGCGAAAATTTAGAAAACGTTTCAGCCAGTGAAATCGTCTTAGACGCAAAAATAAAGCTTTACGACAAGGTAAAGACGTCAGAAATTGACAAATCTTTGATTTCTTCAGCTAGTTCAAAGATAGAAAAAGAGCCAAATTATAATTACGTAGCCGCAAGACTACTTCTTAATACAATTTACAAAGAAGTTTTTGGAGAGGGTGTAGATAGTCAAGCGTTTGAACTACAATATCATAAGTCTTTTATTACAAATCTCAAAAAGCTTATAAAAGAAGGAATTGTTGATCCAAAGTTAGCCGAGTTTGATCTTAAGAAAATTTCGGAGTCAATAGACACACAAAGAGATTTAAGTTGGAAATATTTAGGCATCCAAACTATTTATGATAGATATTTACTTCACATAGATGGACGCAGAATGGAAAGTCCTCAAGGCTTTTTTATGAGAGTCGCTATGGGATTAGCGTTAGCTGAAAAAGAAAATAGAGAAGATTGGGCAATTAAGTTTTACAATACCCTTTCTTCTTTTGACTTAATGTCTAGCACTCCAACTTTATTCAATAGCGGTACAGTGCATCCGCAACTTTCTTCATGCTACCTAAATACATTTGAAGATTCTATTGATGGAATTTTTGATGGTCTCTGGCAAGAAGCTCGTAAAAGCAAGTTTGCTGGCGGCTTAGGCATGGATGTCACCCCATACAGGGCAAGAGGATCTTATATTAAGGGCACAAACGGCGAAAATCAAGGTCCAGTATATTTTTGGAAACTCTATGGAGATATGCTTGTTGCAGTCAACCAAGGGGGTAAAAGAAAAGGTGCGGGATGCGCATATTTAGAAACTTGGCATGCAGACATAGAAGACTTCCTAGAGCTTCGCAAAAATGTGGGCGACGAAAGGATGAGATCTCACGATATGAATACTGCTAATTGGATTCCTGATCTTTTTCTTAAGCAAGTCGAACAAGATAAAGATTGGTATTTGTTTAGCCCAAATGAAACTCCAGAACTTCATGAAATCTATGGAGAAGATTTTGAATCTAAATATTGGGAATATGTCGAAAAAGGCAAAAACGGAGAGCTTAGAGTTTTTAAAGAAGTACGAGCAAAAGAGCTTTGGAAAAAAATGCTAAAAGCTTTATTTGAAACTGGCCATCCATGGATGACATTTAAAGATCCATCAAATATTAGATACTCAAACCAACACGTGGGCACTGTCCACTCGAGTAATTTGTGCACCGAAATACTTTTACATACAAAACCCACAAAATACAGCGATGGCAATTTACGAGGAGTTGAAGAACACGGAGAAACTGCGGTTTGCAATCTTGCGTCGATTAATTTAAAAAATCATCTCAAAAAAAGAACTCTAGATTTCGACAAAATACAAAAAACAGCGGAAATAGGAATGAGAATGTTGGACAATGTTGTAGACATTAATTTTTATCCAACAAAAGAATCGGAAAACGCGAACGTACGCCATCGTCCAGTTGGATTAGGCAGTATGGGTTGGCATGACGTATTTTATGCTCTTGATGTAGACTACTCAAGCAATGAAGCTGTTGAATGGTCAGATAAAATTTATGAGCACATAAGCTATTCAGCTATTTTAGCCTCTAGCAAATTAGCAAAGGAAAGAGGTAAATACTCCACGTATCAAGGTTCTTTGTGGGACCAAGGAGTGTTACCTATTGATACATATAAAAATTTATTTAAAACAAGAGGCCAAAGACCTAGAACCACAACAAGCTTAGATTGGGATGCTGTTAGAAAGCATATCTCAGAGCACGGCATGAGGAATAGCAACACAATGGCCATCGCGCCAACAGCAACAATTTCCTACATTTGCGGTTGTTCACAATCTATTGAGCCTAATTTTGGAGTTATTTTTGTGTACTCTACTCTTTCTGGAGAGTTTACTCAAATTAATGAATATTTTGTAGAAGATATTAAAAAAGCTGGATTATGGAGTCAAGAATTTATAGATGCGATCAAATCAGTTGATGGGGACTTATCCAAACTAGAGAATACTATCCCAGACAAAATCAAGGAAAAGTATAAAACCGCATTCCATCAAGATCAGTTAAAGCTAATAGATTGTGCCGCAGCAAGACAAAAATGGATTGACCAAGGGCAAAGTCTAAATTTGTATAATAACAAAACCAGCTTAAAGTTTTTAAATGATATGTACATGCATGCATGGAAATCTGGACTTAAAACAACTTATTACTTAAGAAGCACCGCTGCAAGTGTAGTAGAGAAATCAACAGTTTCTAACCAAAAAAAAGAATACACGGAAGAGGAAGTTATGGCCTGTTCTATTGAGGCAATGAAAAATGGCGAAGAGTGCGAAGCCTGTCAGTAGATTATAGGTGTAATATTATCTTACCTATGAACATAGAAATTAAAAAGCTACATGACGATGCTTATCTTCCGTCGAGAAATAGCTCTGGCGATGCTGGGTACGATTTGTACGCAATTGGCCACGATGTTGTTAGAGCTGGAGAAAGAAAACTTGTAAACACAGGGGTTAGCATTGCCATTCCCCATGGGTATTATGGCAGAATTGCCCCTAGATCAGGTTTGGCCCTTAATCATGGGATAGATATTTTAGCTGGAGTTGTTGATTCTGGATACAGAGGGGAAATTTGCGCGCTTTTAGTCAACCTAGGGGACAAAAACTTTGCTTACAGAAAAGGAGATAGAATAGCCCAACTTATTATCGAAAAATGCCACGACGTTAGTTGGAAGCAAGTTCAAGAACTTAATGGTACGCATAGAGGCGACGATGGATTTGGAAGTTCTGGGGATTGACATACAAACCAATATCTGTTATAATATTTAAATGAAGAGCGGAAATCTCCTAGAAAAAGAAACTGCAGGCGTTAACCAAATCTTGCCCCACAAACACAAATGGGCTTGGGAATTGTACGAACAGGCAATAAAAAACAATTGGGTTCCAACTGAAGTCCCAATGGCTAAAGATGTCCAAAATTGGAAAAACTCCAAATCAGATTTAAGCGAAGACGAAAGATTAGTAATCAAAAGATGTTTAGGTTTTTTTGCTGGCAGCGAATCTCTAGTCGCCAACAATTTAATGACTCTTGCCAAGTTTATTACTGATCCAGAATGCAGGCAGTATATGGCTCGACAAATGTATGAGGAGTGTTTACATAATCATACTATTGTTTATATATGCGACAGTTTAAGTTTAGATATTAAAGAGGTTTACGAAGCTTATGCGAGCATTCCTTCCATCAAGGAAAAAGACGAGTTTTTAATGGAGGTTACAAGCGACCTCAATAGGCAAGAATTTTCAACACAAACGCTAGAAGGCAAAAGAGAGCTTATAAAAGCTGCGTTTACCTACTGGATTGTTTGCGAAGGAACTTTCTTTTTTAGTGGTTTTGCTATGCTTTTAGCATTATCAGATAAAATCCCAGGAATTGCCGAACAAATTCAATACACCCTCAGAGATGAAAGTTTGCACATTAAATTCGGTACAAATCTTCTCAATAAACTTAAAGAGCAATATCCATCAACTTGGACCAAATCTTTTGAAAAAGAACTAACAAAGATAGTGCAAAAAGCGGTAGAGTTAGAAATCAAATATGCCGAAGATGTTTTGCCTAGAGGGATTTTAGGCTTAAATTCTTCAATGTTTGTTAGTTATATGCAGTTTATAGCCAACAGAAGACTTGAAGCGCTAGATATGGAGTTTAGATACGAAAGCGATTCTAACCCGTTCCCTTGGTTAAGTGAGGTGATTGATCTTAAAAAGCAAAAGAATTTCTTTGAAACTAGAGTGATCGACTACCAAGATCATTCTGCACTAGAAGATGATTTTTAATTTTTTTTAAAAAAAATAGATAAATTTAATTTTATGTGTAATATATGATATGGCATTACAAGTAACAGTTACAGGAGATAATGGGCTAGATATTAGCTATTGGAAGATTTCAGACATATCTAATCAATTTGACGGGAATAAGATAGACCTCAGATTTAGCATGAATGGCTATAAAGACGCAGATTGGAGAGCTAAAGATGCATCAGCAAAAACTTTGACATTTCATGTTTTAAGTCAATTTGACGGAAGCCCAGCCGTTCTTTATAACGACTCAGACGAATCCAATGGCGACATTCCAGTGGGAAAAAGCGTTGGAGACGTAAAGACGGCGGCAGTTCCTGCAGGCACCAACCCTGCAGACAGGTCGGCTACAATCTTAAATAATACAAGCGGAGATCTCAGGGCACCATTGTACGCATGGCTTAAAACGCACAACGCCACCGCAACAGACGGCCCAGCAGATGATTACGGAAACGGTTCTCAGGTCGTAAACTGGTCTTCTGCCACAGACGTTTAATAACCCTTAAAACTAAATGCCCCAGTTAACTGTTGCTGGGGTATTTTTTTATCGGACTGGGCAATAATTCCCAAATTTTTTGTAAATATTTCCCATAAATATTTTTTTTAAAAAAGTTTTAATAAAAACACTAGTAAGCAGCTAAATTTCACATTGGTATGGTTTTTGCTGTAATATTAATTACCATGAACATTATTCATCGTATATCTAAAGTCGGACTAGTCGCAATTATTGCGTCAGTACTATCAACAGTCGAGGCTGGCCCTAAAAAGGGCAAAGAAAAGCCCGATAAACCTCGCCCCGAAAAGAAAATTGATAGGGAGAAAGTCAAAGAGCGCTTAAAAGCTGCATTTGACAAGCGCAAAAAGCGCCGCGGAGACGCAAAAAAGAGAGGTAGCGAGGTTCGAAGCAAAGGCAGAGCATGGGGCAAGCTAGTCAGAAATGACGAGAAAATAAAAGAGCTTAAAAAAGATTTTGAAAAAGCCTCTGAAAAAATCAAGTTAGGTTTTGACAAGTCAAAGTGGAAAGATGCCACGGACGAACAAAAAGAAGCCTTACGCGAAAAAATGAGAGCTGCTCGTAAAGAGTGGGAAGTATTAGCTAAAAAGCACAGAGAAGAAGTTCGCAAGCGTATGGTCGAAATCAGAAAAGAATTTGCTAATAAACGCGACAAAGTTATTGATGGCAACAAGCCAGGAGAATAATACTTGACATATATTGTCAATCTGCTATAATATTCCGCATGAAAGCATTCTTAAACTATGAGTACATGATTACTCCAGGAGTCCTTAAGATTCTATCTTACATCGGAATGGTATTAGCAGTCATTATTGGCTTGTTTACCGCGTTTACAGCTGAGCTATTTACTGGACTCGGCACAGCAGTTCTCGGGCCAATCGTTGTGCGTATTTACGCAGAACTAATGCTTGTTATTTTTGAAGTACATAAAGAACTTAAGAAAATAGCAAATAAGTAGTAAAAAATGATTGACTATCGGCTGGGTAGTTGGTATAATAACTAGCACATGAACGTTAGTTTAGTATCAGTTACCCAGCCTTTTCTTTCAGAACTCAAAAGCCCAGAAGACATAATTGCGTATTGCGCTAGAGTTTCGAACCCTTCAAACCAATTAAACACAGAAACTGCCCCGAAACTATTAAAATTTTTAGTAAAACATAAACATTGGTCACCATTTGAGATGGTGGATATGACCATGGAAATTAAAACAAGCCGAGCTATCGCGGCTCAAGTTTTAAGACACCGTAGCTTTTCTTTTCAAGAATTTAGTCAAAGATATTCTCAGGCGCAAGTTTTAGAAAAACTAGAATTGCGAAAACAGGCAGAGAAAAACAGGCAAAGCAGTGTTGATAAATACGAAAATCCAGTTTTACAAACGAAGGTCAGAGAGCACATAGCCAAAGGAGTCAGCTTATACAATAATTTAATTGAAGACGGAGTAGCAAAAGAGTCTGCAAGAATGATTCTGCCTCTCACAACAGAAACAACAATGTACATGAAGGGCAGTATAAGAAGTTGGGCTCATTATATAGATTTAAGAACGGAACAAAATACACAAAAAGAACATAGGGAAATAGCACAAGCTTGCAAGCAAATTTTTCAAGAAAACTTCCCAGCAGTAAGTGAAGCATTATGGACTTAAAAGAAGAAATAATGTCAGAAATCCATAGATTATATGGAAAAGATGGATATCAAGGCGTAGATAATTGGCATTCAGTCAGGAGGGAGCAAGCCTGGAACAATCTACACCTAAAAAAAGAAAAAAAGCAAGAAATGTATGAGGCCTTACAGGCTTCAAGAGGGTTAAATTTATCCGCATTAATGTCATTTGAAGAAAATATTAATTTAACAAAAAAAGAAATGAGCCTTCCGTTTGAAGGCAGAGAACAATTTAGGTTAGATTTACTAGCCACTGCAATAAAGTACGATTCTAAAAACGACATCTGCGTACTAGATGAAGTGGACACTGTCTATGAGCTTGGTTTTCGCTGGCCAAGATTATTAAAACACTACCAAGAAGCAGGAAAAAAAGCTGTTGGTTATGATGTAGTAAAATTAAATGTTTTAATAGGGCAGTACTTAGGATATGATTGTCAATTTCACGATCTATCATCTGATGAGCCTTTATTTTTCGAAGAAAACAGCCTCATAATCGCTTATGACGTTTTTGAGCACTTGCCAGATCCGCGCAAGGCAATTAAAAAAGTTTATGATGGAATGCAGGAAAATTCTTTTTTCCACATAGAAGTTCCAACCGAAAGTTTTAATAATATTCGCTTGGGTCATTTTTATGCATTTAAAAATGGAGAATTAAGAAAAGTTATAGAAGACTTTGACAAAGGCAGAAGCAGATTTGAGATTTTGCTATCTAATCCATATAGACCTCAAGGCATAGCCACCGCAGTCCCCCAATCAATTTTATGCACAAAACCATAATATATGAATAATCAACCCAAAAAAACACTAATAACAGGAATACTCGGCCAAGATGGAGCAAACATGGCTGAGTACTTATTGTCTCTCGACGAACAAATAGAAGTTTACGGAATGATGCGTAGATCATCGAACGTAAACGAAACTAACATACTATCGTTTAAAGATAACCCAAGATTTTCTTTGGTATATGGAGATTTAACAGATGAAATATCTGTAGATAGGCTCGTCAAAGATATACAGCCAGATTATTTTATTAATTTTGGCGCAAATTCATTTGTTGGTTGTAGCTGGGACATGCCCTTACAAGTCTTCGATGTAAACACGCTTGGAGTGATTAGAGCCCTCGAGGCAATTAGAAAATTTAAACCTGATTGTAGATTTTATAGTGCAGGAAGCTCTGAAGAGCTTGGAGACGTTGATTATTCACCACAAGACATAAACCACCCAATCAAGCCAAGAAGTCCATACGGAGCATCTAAAGCCGCAGCAAGGCACATTGTAAAAGTATACAGAGAATCTTATAGCTTATATGCGATACATAGCATACTATTCAACCACGAAGGGCTACGTCGTGGAGAGGAGTTTGTTACGCGCAAAATTACAAAAGCTGTAGCAAAAATAGCCACCGCAATAGCGAATAACGAAGATTTTGAGCCTATAAAATTAGGAAATGTAAATTCACAAAGAGATTGGTCGGACTCCGAAGACTTTGTAAAAGCTATCTGGCTAATGCTTAATCAAGAACAGCCAAAAGAATATGTTTTATCAAGCAATGAAACGCATAGCATTAGAGAATTTGTCGAAAAGGCATTTGGATATGCTTACATATCTGGAGATTGGCACGGCGAAGGCCTTGATGAAAAGTTCTTACATGAAGGCAACAACGTTCCACTAGTTGAAATTAGTAAAGACTTTTATCGCCCAGCTGAAGTGGAACTACTTTATGGAGACTCTACTCCCGCAAGGAGAGAACTCAAGTGGGCACCAGAAGTTTCTTTTGACAATTTAGTGCAGCGTATGGTAGAATATGACTTGGAATTAGAGCATGCCAAAAGGTAGAAAAAAAACATTCGAGCAAAAACTAATTGAAAAATTAGTAGTTTGCCCACATCCAAACTCTCCAAGCTCTGAGATCAACTCATTTTGGGGCAGGGAGATGAAGATACTGAAGTCAGTTTTACAACAATTTCCAAATAAAGAGTTTTGGGAAAAAGTAACATTTGAAAAAAAATTCAAAAGTTTGGCTACAGTTTTAGGAGATGTTGGAAAAATTTTCATAAAGAGAAAATACAGTGAGTTTCATTATAAGCCTAAGGAATTTAATATGCCAAAAATTTATGATGAGACTTTTGGAGAGGATTTAGAAATAGAAAAGAAAAAAAGATCAATAAAGGATTATTTTAATGAGTAAAGACGTATTAACAGCAGAAGAACAGATTGAGAGTTTTTTAAATGATAAAAAAAATCGACAGTACCACTATAACCACCTAAAAGAAGAAGATTATAAGATTTCTTCTGGCAGTCTTAATTTGGACTTAGCTATGGATGGTGGTCTAGGCTGTGGAATACACAGGTTCACAGGAGTTAATGAGGGCGGGAAAACTAGTTGCGCATTAGCTTTTGCAAAGCACTTTCAAAGTCACTTTGGAGACATAGGAAAGATAATTTACTTTAAAGCCGAGGGAAGATTATCAAGCGATATGGTAAAAAGAGCAGGAGTAAACACTGACGAGAGAAACTGGTGCGTTATTGCTTGTAATATTTTTGAGAAAGTTTTTGATCTCATTCGTGACTTAGTTCAAAACAATCAAGAAAAGCGTAAGTATATGTTCATAATAGACAGTATGGATGGTTTATGTCGCCAAGCAGATTATGACAAAGCTTTTGGAGATGCAGAACAAGTTGCGGGAGGAAGTTTAATATCTTCAGTTTTTCTTAAAAAACAATCGCTACCAATAGCTATGAACGGACATATCGCAATCATAACAAGTCAAGTTCGCGTAGAGATACCTACTGGTTTTAGCAGGACTGGAGCTAAGCCAAAATCTGCTGGAGGACACGCGGTTAAGCATTATGCCAACAATATATTAGAATTTGAAGAAAGATACAACGCTGACATTTTCTGGGAGAATCCAAATGCAGAAACGGCAGATAAAAAAGGAAACCCAACTGGACACACATGCAAAATAACTTTCAAAAAGAGCGTGAACGAAAAAACTGGGGCAAAAGTTAGATATCCAATTAAGTACGGAAGAAGCAACGGAAATTCAATATGGATCGAAAGAGAACTTATAGATATGATGCTTCTTTGGGGATACTTCGACAAAAGCGGGGCATGGATTAAGTTCTCAGAAGATATTTATGAAAAATACAAAGATCTAGGATTACCAGAAAAAATACAAGGAGAACCCAAACTATTAAATCTTTTACAAGAGAACAAAGAGTTGTCTAAAGCTTTAATTGACGAGTTTAAAGAAGATATTTTAAAAAATGAATAACCTCCAAAGACATGATTTGTTTATTTCATCTGTTTGGACTAAAAAAATTCCCGACTCTCAAGAAATTAATAAAAATTTATTAAAAGATATATTTGAGAATAAATCAGAAAGCTCTGATCCAAATGTGTACGGAGGAAGAGAGACTGCCTTAAAATCAACAGAGCACCTTACTAAACTTTTTAATTACGCTGAATTGTTAGCTAAAGAAATTGCTGATTTTATGGGGGTTATCAGCGAAACAGGAAGGCGACCAGAGGTTTCTTGTTTTTGGGGAAATATAAATAAAGAAAAAGAATTTAATCCACCACATGTTCACGCGAACAGCAGTTTATCTGGAGCTTATTATGTAAAAGTGCCAGATAGTGCTGAGCAAACTGAAGATCAATGCGTGCCAGCGGGGAATATTTGTTTTCACGATACTAGATTGGAAAAGTGTGCAACAACACCTCTTTACGAAGAGAGTTTAGGATACTTAGATTTAGCCAATTATTCTTTTCAAAAGGGTAAAAAACACAATCCTTGGCTAGATAATGTCGCTAAATTTAAGCCAGAAGAAGGATTAATGATAATCTTTCCATCATGGCTTTTACATTATGTAGAGCCAAACTTATCAAGCGAAGACAGAATCGCTATATCTTTTAATATTTCTTTTTAATAAAATGGAATTTAAAACAATATCTGGCTCAATCAAACGAGTCAAAAATATAAGAAAAAGAATCATAGACTGGGACTCGCCCAGTAAAAGTAAACGACAAAGAGAAGTAAAAAAATTTTTAAAAAAATTCTGGCAGAGCCATGTTGTCTTTGAAGAATTTCCAGTTGCAGGCACTAGGCTCAGCATTGACTTTTACAACGCTAATAAAAGAATAGCCATAGAAGTTCAAGGATCGCAACATACAAAGTATAATAAATTTTTTCATGGAGGTCATAAAAACAACTATTTAGAACAACTTAAAAGAGATGAAATAAAATTTAAATTTTGTGAATTAAATGAAATTTCATTAATCGAGATATATGATTCAGATGAAATTAACCTTTCTTTATTTAAAAAGTTTGACATCACACTATAAATAGTGTAAAATATATGTATGAACGCAGAAGATATTGATCCAGATAATTTGCCACTATTTCAAATACCAGAGTCTTTTTTGAAAAAAATTTTCGAATTGACTGGAAGTGGCTCTGAAGGCAGGGGATTTGTGTTGTCTTATGTGGCGCAAGACGGCAGACCATTAGTTTATGCAAGAGCGGACACACAAATAATTGAAATGGGCCTTCGTAAAACCTTAGAAAAATATTTGGCAGAAGTAGAAAGAGCCGAAGATGCGCAAAATTTAAATTCAGAAAACGAAGAATAAGTCTTGACGGTAGCTAAAATTTAGTCTATAATCAGTTCATGATTTTTTCGCTAGAGCTAGAAAGACAATTGCTTGCTGGTTTAATTAAATACCCTCACAAATATTCGGATATTTCAACACTTACTACTTCCGAGGATTTTTATTCAGAAGATTCAGTTGTTCATAAAACAATCTTTAATACTCTCGCCCAAGCTATAGAAAATGGCGAAAATGTAAATGAGGCTACGGTCGCCCACAGAGTATTATCTTTAGGGATTTCGTTTGAAGATAATATAGGTATCGGCGATTATATTAATTCTTTAGGATTAATAAAAATAAGCGAAAACTCTATTTTACATGTAGCAAAAGAATTAAAAAAGATGACCGTAAGAAGGCAGCTTGCTTCTTGTGGAGAGAGAATTTCAAAAACCATGCATAAACTAGATTCTTCGGAATCTTTTAATGACATAGTGTCTAAAGCCGATAAGCTTTACAACGGACAAGTTAATTTATATGATGTTGGCGATAGAAAGCCAGAAAACATTTTTGATGAAATGAAAGAATGGATTGAGTTTAGGGGGGAAAATCCAATTGAAGAGTTTGGCATGATGGGACCTCATAAAAGAGTCAATGAACTATATGGCTCTTTATTGAGGCCTGGCAATATTACAGTAATATGCGCCCGAGCTGGAGTTGGAAAAACGCAATTCTGCATGGACTTTGCAACAAAAATAAGCGCAGATTATAGTGTTCCAGTTCTACATTTTGACAATGGAGAAATGAGTAAAGAAGAATTGATAGTGAGGCAATGTGCTGCATTATCAAAAATACCAGTTCATCTACTTGAAACAGGCTTGTGGCGCCAAGCTGGCAACGATATAGTTAAAAAAGTAAGAGAAGTCTGGAATAAAGTTAAGGACATGAAGTTTTTCTATTACAATGTTGCGGGAATGAGCTCGGAAGATATGATCAACTTATTAAAAAGATTTTATTTTTCCGAAGTTGGCAGAGGAAAGCAAATGATATTTTCTTTTGATTATATTAAAACCACTTCCGAGTCAAACGAAAAAAACAGATCCGAATGGGAGCTAGTTGGGAACATGGTTCAAAGATTTAAAGATTGTATTCATAGAGATATAAAGTTCGATGGAGAGCCAGTAATATCTATGATTACAAGTGTTCAAAGCAATCGACAGGGAATTGTGAACAATCGTCGTGCAGAAAATATTGTTGATGATGAATCTATATTTTCTTTGTCAGATCGAATTATTCAGTTTGCATCACACGCATTTATATTACGCAAAAAGACTGAAGATGAAATGGAACAAGAACCAAATTTTGGTACCCACAAGTTTAAATGTGTTAAGTATAGGCATCTTGGACAAGATGTAAACGGCGCGGTTAATCCAATTAGAATGCCAGACGGTTCGTTACAACAAAATTATATTCATCTTGATTTTAATAATTTTCACATTACAGAAAAAGGCGATCTCCGAGACTTAGTGAGATACCTAAACCAAAACCCACAAATTGTCGAAGATGGAAACTAACACCACAGATGTTAAATCAGTCCTAGAAAAATTAGGCTATAGATTGTCCGACTTTGGAGATTCATGGCGCACAAGCGCATTATATAGAGGCGGAGATAATCCAACTGCTTTAAAAATATATAAAAACTCAGGAGTCTGGACAGATTATGTAGATGGCAATAAGAGTATGCCGTTAGCGGCATTAGTGCAAAAAACTTTAGGAACAACTGATACGAAAATAATAAGCGAATACATTAACACAGAAAAAGATAATAATTTTACATATAATAAAAGGAGCTCGAAAATACAAATGGAAGAAACTTACCCAGAAGAAGTATTAGACAGGTTATTACCTCATTATAAATTTTATAATTCAAAAAAGATTAGCGACGAAACACTAAAATTTTATAAATGTGGCTTAGCAACCACAGGCGCAATGAATAATAGGTATGTTTTTCCAATATACAATGATGCGGGCAAAATATGTGGATTTTCTGGTAGGAACGCCTCCAACAATGTTAATCGCGCAAAATGGAAACACATGGGCAGAAAGACTAACTGGAGCTATCCTCTTTACCTCGGCGCAGGAGCAAAGTTAGAAATACTAGAGTCCATAGATCAAAAAAAAGAAGTTATCCTTGTTGAGAGTATTGGAGACTCAATGGCCTTGTTTGAAAATGGTTATAAAAATAACTTAGTAACTTTTGGGCTAGATGCTTCTCCAAAATTAATGACGACTTTAATTACGCTAAATCCAGAAAAAATTATTATTGCTACAAATAATGATTCGTCATCAGACAAAAACCGCGGACTAGAAAGCGCAGTTAAAATCTTTATAAAACTATTAAAATATTTTGACATTAACTCTTTAATCATAAAACCCCCAAGCAGAAATGATTTTGGAGCCATGCAGGAACTAGAAATAAGCTTTGATAATTGGTATAATAGATCTCCAGACAAAAATAAAATGTATAAATACATATTAAATTGTGCACAAAAATTTGGTAAAACAGTTTTTTCTCCAACGAAGCAAAAGCTTATTGAATCTAGAATCCTAAATGAATAAACTTTCTGCAAGCAGAATTAAAGTCGCCCAAACTTGTTCTTGGCAGTATTGGGCTAAGTATATATTAAAGCTACCAGACAAATCAAACGACGGCGCTAAAAGGGGAAGTATATGCCATTTAGTATTTGAATGCCTAGGAAATCCTAGGCATAAAAAACATTATACAAAAATTTTAAAAAATAAAAATATATTTGCGTCAAGAGCGGTAGAGAGATTAGTCATGAGACATGCGGTTAGAGAGAAAGTCGACGATAAGGAGAATATCTCTTTGATTAAAGATATGACACTAAATGGCCTACAATATGATTTCTTCGGAAAAGAAAACGGAAAGCCGACCGAATCAATTTCAGAAAAAGAATTTAATATAAAGATAGATAAGGATGGGAAAAAATATGCGATTAGAGGCTTTATAGATAAGTTGTTCTTGTACAAGAGAAAAAGCTTAGCAATAATTCGTGACTTCAAGAGTAGTAAACAAATATTCAAAGGCAAAGAAGTTACAAACAACTTACAAGACTTAATGTATTGTCTTGCGGTTAAGCACTTATATCCAGATTACTTAAAAAGGCGCTCTGAATTTGTCTTTTTGAAGTTTGATCTTTCTAAAGATATGTTTGGAAAGGCTGGAAAAGGGCTATTAGAAATGAGCGCTATTGATGGAGACGAGCTAGAAGGATTTGAATATGAACTTACCGAAATACAAAAATATTTAGATAATTTTAACATTGCCTGTGCGAAAAGCAGTTTTGCTGCAGACCAAGATTATCCAAAAGACGGAACTTTTGGCGGACCATTAGTATGCGGAAAGGAGGGACATAAAAAGCGCAGAGGAGAGTTTTTGTTAGATGCTCAAGGGAGCAAAATAGAAAATTACATTTGTCCCGTTCGAAAACCAATGGAGTATTATGTTTTGTTAGACAAAGATGGAAAAATCTTAGCTTCAAGTTTTAAAAAAGATAAAAAAAACTTGCAACTTAAAAAACAAAAAGGCCAAAGAATAGAACTCAGAAAATACGGCGGCTGTCCCAGATGGGAAAAATAGTATTGACTTCAATTGTTATTTGTGGTAACATATTCTTATGTTGCCTTTATTCAAAAGCCACTTTTCTATTGGTAAATCAATATTAACTTTAAATTTACCGTCACAATGTACCGACGGAGGACCAGACAGCATATTTAAAATAGCTAACGACAATAATCTCGACGAACTCATTTTAGTAGAAGACTCCTTTAATGGCTTTTTACAAGCAAAGAAAAATGCAGAGGAATTAGAGATTCAGCTAATATTTGGCATAAGATTTGTAATTGCTGAAGATATCGACGAAAAACTAAGCAAAGATAACAACAACCAACACAAAATTATTATCTTTGCAAAAAACGACGAAGGGATAAAGTCTTTATATAAAATATACAACAGGGCCTTTGCGAGAGGATTTGGTCATTTAGATTACAAATCTCTTAAAGAGCTTTGGAACAAAAATCTAAAGTTGGCAGTTCCATTTTATGATTCTTTTTTATTTGCAAATTTAATTTCTTTTTCTAACTGCGTTCCAGACTTTACTTTTTGTAAACCAACTTTTTTTATTGAGAGCAATAACTTACCTTTTGACTTTTTAGTCGAACCAATAGTAAAGAAGTACTGCAAAGAAAATAAGTTTTCAATACAAAAAGTAAAGACAATTTATTATAACAAAAAAAGAGACGCAAAAGCCTTTCAAACATACAAATGCTTATGCTCTAGAGGTTTTGGTAGGCAAAAAACTTTAGAGGAACCAAACTTAGACCACTTTGGTAGTGATGAGTTTTGTTTCGAAAGCTGGCAAAAAGAAAATGAAAATAGATAAACCAAAATACGTAGAAAAAGATTGGGGATCAGAAACTTGGTTCGCTAATAATCTAGAACATAATTACTGCGGTAAAATTCTAGAAATTAAAAAGGGGCATTCGACGTCAATGCATTTTCACATTAATAAGCACGAAGTTTTTTATATCCTTGAAGGAATACTAGAAGTAATCTGGATAGATACAGAATCTGCCGAAGAACACATTATATATGTTCCACAAGGCATGTCAATGGAAATGCCTCAAGGTGTACCACATAGCTTAATTGCAAGCGAAACAGATGTAAAACTCATAGAAGCAAGCACATTCCACCGTGATGAAGATAGTTACCGCTTGTGGAAAACAAGCAAGCCAATAACCAAAGCATGAAAGACGAATTATTAAGATACAACAACAAGCAAAAATATTTAATTTTTGATTTTGAAACTTGCAATTTAAACCTAGTCAACCCAAGTAATCGCCCATGGCAGTTATCATTTATCATTGCAACAAAAGATAAAGTTTTGGAAAAGCATGACCACTTCTTAAAATGGAAAGACTTAAAGGTTTCCGAGGGAGCTAAAGCTGCAACTAGATTTGATTATACAAAATATAAGATTAAGTCAGAAGAGCCATTACCAATACTTAGAAAATTTGATAAAGTGCTTTACGATAAAAAATATAAAATTGTTGGGCACAACTTATTAGGCTTTGACATTTATGTGCATAATGCTTTAAGAAAGACATTAGGATTAAAAAGTGATTTTTCGTATTTACACAGACTAATAGATACAAACTGTCTTGCCAAAGCATACAGAGAAGATATTAAATTCGATGTAAAGGATTCTTTTTTAAGTTGGCAGTTTAGGTTGGATGGATATATAAAAAGAGGCTTAAAGACTAATTTAGCAGCAATGCTTAAGGAATTTGATATAAACTTCGATAAAGACAAACTACATGATTCAATGTACGATATTCAAATGAATTTAGAAGTGTTTAAAAAGCTTCTTTGGAAGATTGACATTTGAGTTTTTTTATGTTACTATTATTTTTATGAGCTTCACTAAAGACTTTTCTACATATCAAGATTGCGCACCACCTGGGGTGAGGTTGCCAAAAATCGAAATTGAGAGTAGGTATTATAACGAGTTAAATCTCTCAGAAGATACTTCTAATTATGATTTTTTAAGAGCTCTTTGCCTAGATGGAGTAAAGAAAAAAGGGATTGACAAAAAGAAAAATTCAAAAGAATATTACGCCAGAGTTCGAATGGAGCTCAAAATTTTAAAAGATTTAGGATTTATTGATTACATACTTTTAAATTGGGACATATTACATTTTTGTCAAGAACAAGATATTCCCACTGGACCAGGCCGTGGTAGTGCAGCGGGTTCTCTTGTGTTATTTTTAATTGGTGTTACACAAGTAGACCCAATTAAATACGATCTTTTCTTTGAGAGATTTGTGAGTAAATCTAGAGCCAGAAAAATAGAAAAAGACGGAGTTACTTTCCTAGATGGATCACTACTTGCTGATGTAGACAATGATATCGCATACGAAAGACGCGCAGAAGTAATTGACTATATAAAAAGAAAACATCCAAATCGAACATGTAAAATTTTAACCCTTAATACGTTAAGTGGCAAATTATGTATAAAAGAATGCGGCAAGATCGTTGGATCTTACTCAGAACAAGAAGTTAATGAGGTAAGCGATACTATACCCAAAAAATTTGGAAAAGTTGCACCATTAACTCAAGCTTATAATGAAAGTGAACAATTCAAAGAATGGGTAGACCAGAACCAAGAGATTTTTGAAGTCGCTAAAAAGTTAGAGGGTTTAAATAAAAACACTGGGGTTCACCCATCTGGTATTGCAATTTCATATTATCCATTAGACGAGATTTGCCCATTACAGCAAACTAATGATGGTGAGTTGGTAAGTGGATATGATATGAATTGGGTTGCAGAGCTCATGGTCAAGTTCGATATTTTAGGTCTCAGAACATTGAGTGTCATTTATGATGTTTGTAAACAATTAAACTTCGACATGAACGAAGTAAACCTAGAAGACAAAAATATATATAAGAATTTAAGAAATGAATTTAGGCATCCACAAGGCTTGTTCCAGATAGAAGCTTATACAAACTTTAATGTTTGTAAAAAGATTGCCCCTAAAAACTTGGAGCAGCTTAGTGCTGTAGTCGCAATAGCTAGGCCAGGTGCATTGGAATTTACAGACAGCTATGTTGAATACGCTAAGTCTGGCGATTTTCAAAGCGTGCATCCAGTGTTTGATGAAATCTTGGATTATACTGGAGGGATTCCATTATATCAAGAACAGTTAATGAAGATGGCTGTAAAGGTTGGTTTTACACTCGACGAAGCGGAACAGTTAAGAAGGATTGTCGGTAAAAAGAAAGTCGACCAAATGCCCGCATGGAAAGAAAAGATCTTTGAAAAAGTTGAACAAAACAGATTAACCAATGCTTGGACAGGCCATCGTGGAGATGAAGTCGCCGATGTTTTATGGCAAGTTGCAGAAGATAGCGCAAATTATTCATTTAACAAATCCCATTCAATAGCATATGCAACTCTAGCAGCATGGACAACTTATTTAAAATTTAAACACCCCAAAGAGTTTTTCTTAAGTCTACTTAAGATGACCCAGTTTGAGCCTGCTCCGCATGAGGAGATAGCTAAAATAACCACAGAGCTTCCTTATTTTGGAATTGAGTTACTCCCGCCAGATTTAGGCAGGTCGGATATGGACTTTAAGATAGAAGGCGACAACATTAGATATGGGCTTAATAGCATAAAAGGAGTTAGCCAGAAGACTTTACAAGCGTTAAAAGATTTTAGAGAATCAGAAACGCCAACAAAGTACGATATTTTTATAAGCGCAAAACAAGCGGGAATCAATATTGGAGTTTTATCTGCTTTAATACAAGCTGGAGCGCTAAATGCATATAAAACTAAACGCTCACGACTCGTGTTAGAAGCACAATCATTTAATTTACTCACCGATAGAGAAAAGAGAAATTTTGTACAATTGGGAGAAAAATTTAAATATGACGTGTTAAAGACGATAGAGGCAGCGACAAAAGGAGAATTACTTGCAGATGACAACAGGAGACTAATGTCTGACAGCAGGTTTGTAACTTTTAAAAAGAAGTATAGCAAGTATAAAGAAATTTGGGAAAAGAACAGGCTATATGAAGACTTTGCCAATTGGTTTTTTGAGAAAAAACTTTTAGGCTACTCTTATAGCGTGAAATTAAAAACTGTTTTCTCAAAAGAAAAGCCTCTCATGAATACCTATGAAGTTCAAGCGTCTGAAAATAATGAAAGAGTATACATGGTAGGAGTAGTAGAGGATTGTTTCAAGAGACAAAGTAGAAATGGCAATAAATATGCCAAGCTAGAAGTCTCCGACGAATTAGGTTTTATAAACGGTATGTTGCTAGATACAGCTAGACAAACAAAGCTAACAGAATATCTTAATCAGAATGATAACAAATTACCAAAAAAAGAAAGCGTTGTATATCTTGAAGGACGCAAAGGAGATGACATAATCTTTTTAGATAAAGTTGTTATATACGATGACAAAATCTACATGAAATTAAGTGATTTAAAATAGTGTAATTTTTAATAATGGATAAAAATCAAATCAATTTTACGCCAAAAGCGCAAAAAATAGTGAAAAAAGCCAAAGCCGAAGCTTTTTCACTCAATACCAAGTCTGCTGATTTGGAACATCTTTTTCTTGCGTTTCTTGATTTAGAAAATTCTATAATCAACGATATCCTCGAAGACGTCGAACTTAACAAAGATGAATTAAGACAATTAGTCATTAAAGAATTTAAAAAAGACACAATACAGCTAGAGCCCAACGAAAAGATAACATATAGTGTGAACATTAAAAACGCGCTAACTAACGCTAGAAAGCTTGCATTAAAATTAGGGCATTCATATGTAAGTTGTGAACATTTATTTTATAGTTTTTTAAAAATTGAACAGTGCCCCGCAATTGAATTTTTTGAAACACTAGGCATCGACACCAACGAAGTTCTAAATAAACTTGAAAAATATTTCGACATTGAAGAGTTGGAGCAAGAAGAAACGGAGCCCCCACAGGCAAATGATAAAGCTCCTATTGCATTATCTTCCTTTGCAGTAAACTGTAACGCTGTCGCTTACGAGCAAGGCTATGACCCTATGATTGGCAGAGAAAAAGAAGTTGAAGAGCTTGCCGAAATTTTATGCAGAAGAAATAAAAATAATCCAATTTTGCTCGGTGAAGCAGGCGTAGGAAAGACCGCTTTGGTTGAAGCTCTAGCTCAAAAAATAGTAGCCCGAGAAGCTCCAGAGTTTCTGCTAAGTAAACAAATTTTTTCTTTAGACTTGGGCTCCTTAATAGCTGGTACGAAATATCGCGGACAGTTCGAAGAAAGACTTAAAAAAATTATCGAAGAACTCTCAACAAATGAAGAGTTTATTATTTTTATCGACGAGATACATACTTTGATTGGAGCTGGCGGAGCCGAAGGAACTATGGATGCAGCAAATATGCTAAAACCCTTGCTTGCGAGGGGAAAAGTTAGATGCATAGGAGCGACAACAATTTCTGAATATAGAAAAACAATCGCAAAAGATGGAGGCCTAGACAGAAGGTTTGAAAAACTACATATATCTGAGCCAACAAAAACCCATGCAATAAAAATACTAGAAGGGTTAAAGTCAAAATACCAAGAGTTTCATAACGTTGTTTATAAAGACCATCACTGTGAACTTGCAGTTAATTTATCTAGTAGGTATATTACTGACAGATATTTGCCAGACAAAGCGTTGGACGTTATTGACCAAGCTGGAGCTAAAACTAAAACAAGATGTTACAAAAGGCCAGAAATAGCAAAAAACCTAGAAAAGCTAATGGAAACTTGCGAGACAGAAAGTGAGCTTAAGAAAATGACAAAAAGATATGAGGAGGTAATGATTGAATGGGCCTCAAAAATTGCGTCAAAGCCGCCAAAAGTGACTGACGATGACATTTATAGAGTGATATGCCAAAAAGCTAAGATACCACTTTCCGAACTAAAACAAGACGAAGCTAAAGTTTTTCTAAATTTAGAAAAAAATCTAAACAAATTGATTATTGGCCAAAGTGATGCAGTTAAAAAAGTTTCTCTTTCAATTTTAAGAGCTAAATCTGGAGTAAGAGACGAAAATAAACCGATTGGAAGCTTTTTATTACTAGGAACTACGGGAGTTGGTAAAACTTTTACCGCAAAAATGTTGGCAAAGTCTGTATTTGGAGGTGAAGATAATATGATTCGCGTAGACATGAGTGAATTTGCAGAAAAATCTTCTGTGAGCAGACTCATAGGCGCATCACCAGGCTACGTTGGCTTTGAGGATGGTGGCTATCTTACAGAAGCGATAAGAAAAAACCCGTATGCGGTAGTTTTATTTGATGAAATTGAAAAAGCTCACCCAGAAGCTTATCAAATTTTATTACAAATAATGGACGAAGGCGAACTCAAGGACTCAAATGGAAAAATTGCCAATTTCAAAAACTCCATTATCTTGCTTACAGGTAATATTGGGCACAACTCATTTAACTCTCAAAAGACCATGGGTTTTGGCGGTAAAGATGAACAGCCCACATTTGCGGAAAGCAGAATTAACGTAATGGGTGAAGCAAAAAAGTTTTTTAAACCAGAGTTTGTTAACAGATTAGACGAGATTATTATCTTTAAACCTCTCTCTAAAGAGAATAACAAAAAAATAGCACGCCTAGAGCTAAAAAAACTATCCGAAAGACTAGCAAAACAAGATATACATATAGAATATACGCCTAAAGTCTTGGATTTTTTAGTGGAAAAGGGCACCAGCGCTAAAAATGGAGCTAGATTTCTAAAAAGAGCTATTCAAAAAAATGTTGAAGACAAAATATCCACAGCAATTCTTAACAAAAGAAAAGGCCACAACCAAACACTAAAAATAACAAAAAAGGGTGGACAACTCGTGGTCGCGGAATTATAATAGTGTAATTATTATTATGAACTTACTCAGAGGAAAAAAGACATATCTCACAGCCGCTGCGGCGGTGATATTCGCTCTTGTTCTTTTCTTTTTAGGACAATTGGGCGGTGTATTAACCACATTGTTTATTTTGGGCGTAGCTATAGCAGTATTTTTGCGCCAGGGAATCAATGACTTGGCTGCAAAAATATCAGAAAAACAAAAAGAATGAAGATTAAAGCTTGATTTTTTTAAAACTCCGTAGTATCATATGCGGAGTTTTTTTATGCCGAATCAAGAACTATTAGATATCACCTACATGAAAATGGCCCGATGTTGGGCGGCTCTTTCTAAAGCTGAAAGAAAACAAGTTGGTTGTTTGATTGTTAAAGATGGAGCGATTATAAGTGACGGGTATAACGGAACCCCCTCTGGGTTTGATAATATTTGCGAATATGAATCTTCCGTAGGAACCTTAGTTACCAAACCAGAAGTTCTTCACGCAGAAAGCAATGCTATCTCAAAACTAGCCAAATCTACCCAAAGTTCTAATGGTGCAGTTTTATACGCAACTTGTTCTCCATGCCTTGAGTGTTCGAAATTAATTATTCAATGTGGAATATCTAGAGTCGTTTATGGGGAAAAATACAGAAGCAATCAAGGTATAGAGTTATTGAAAAAAGCTGGTATTAAAATATTATTTCTAAATGAGTGAGCCTAAAACAGTATTTCTAGAATGTCCCATTTGTAATTTTTTATCAGAAACAGACGGTGCTACCGTATACAACGAAGTAACGCTAAAAAATACATACGGCGGAGAAGTAATAGTTTCAAGTGGAGAAGTACAAGATCTTATTTTTTGCGAGAAGTGTACGACTGTTATATGGCCCAAAGAATATGCCCCTAAAAAACCTAATATTTTTTATGAGAAACCGAAAAAGCCAAGAAAAAAAACTACAAAAAAGCGCTTGACAAAGAAGAAAAAATCGGGTAAAATAGACGCTTCAAAAGATGAAAATGAAGACATCGAGAAAAGTTAATCGAATCGTAAAGGCCATTTCGGCCAATGGGGGTCGAATCTTTGGTTTGACCACAGCAAAGGAAGCCCTAAACGCTCGTTTTGTTAGCGAATCGCCGCAATACGTAACCGTTTATGATAACAATGCCCAACGTGAACGCAAGCTCCATAAGTCTACTCTTAAGAGTTTTCGCTCAGGTACTACTGTTATCTAAAGGTTTTCTTAAAACATTACTACTCAAGGCTCCTTTTTGGAGCCTTTTTTTGTTTTTTAGTGTAAATATTTTCATGAAAGGTCAGCCACATTCTTTATTTCAAGTCGCAGGAAGCGCAATTGATCCTGGAACAGGTAATGCAATTTATATAACATCAATTCATAACGGAACTGATTCCGTCATCGCTGCAGGAGTTACTCTTTCCTCTAGCGATAATATTATATTAGGTAAAAATGCATGCCTAACATTTAACCCACCAATGAGATGCGCTACTAGTGAAACAGCTACGCCTGGTACAGGGGTTACTGTAACATATTTCATAGCAAAATAAAGGGCACGCAATGGAACAAGAAGTAATTCAGCAGGCCGCAGAAGGATTTATTGGCAAATATGGTTGGCTTTTGTTAGCTGGTGCAGCCACAATAATTTTTAAAGACATTGTTTCACAGTTCGCAGCAGGTTTGACAATTTGGTTTAGCAAAGAATATACTCCAGATGACATAGTTTTAATAGGTGGTAGAAAAGCTAGAATTGTTAGAGTCGGCATGAAAAGCACAACTTTTTACTTTCCAGATACTAGCACTAAAAAGACTGTATCCAACGCAACTTTCACAGGTTTAGATATCGAAAGAAAAATAGAGGACTGGGAAGATGATGCAAAGAAAAAATAAAGAATTAATCGTAGATTTTTCGGATAAAATTCGTGAAAAATCTTTTTCTACTTCTAGGCCTGGCCCAAAGTCGGCCGCACAAACTCCTGCAAAACCCGAGGAGAGGAAAAGAGGCTCTAAAGTTAACAAACCAGAATCGGCAGCAACAAACAAAGCATCAATAACATTCTCAGAAAAAACAACGCAAGCGTTAAAGAATAAAGTTGTCGAACATAATAAAAAATACTCCAAGAAAGTCACTCTAGGGCAACTTAAAAAAGTTTACAGACGAGGGGCTGGCGCATTTTCTACTTCCCATAGGCCAGGCCAGTCCAGAGCCTCTTGGGCCATGGCTAGAGTTAATATGTTTTTAAAAATGATGCGCGGAGGAAAAGTAAAAGAATCTTATAAAAAAGCGGATCAAGACATAGCAAAGGCAAGTGAAATATTGTTTGATTCAGAAGGTAAAAAGAATCCACCTTTAAACAAGCCATTCAGAACTCCAAAAGGACCGAAAAAATTCTCTGTTTATGTTAAAAATGAAAAAGGCAATATTGTAAAAGTTAACTTTGGCGATCCAAACATGGAGATTAAACGTGATGACCCTGCTCGTCGAAAAAGTTTTCGTGCCCGACATAATTGCGACAACCCAGGCCCAAAAACTAAAGCACGTTATTGGTCGTGCCGCATGTGGAGCAAAAAAAGCGTCACTCAGGTGACCAAAGGTTCCACAGAGCAGGAGTTTTATACAGAGTTTTTAGATTTACAAGATTATATTTTAGAAGTTTTTCCAGAGTATGCCTCGGCAGAAGTTATTAACGAAAAAGATGATTGCGGTTGCGGCTGTGAGCATTCTGAAGCTGCGCATGAAGGCGAAGTAAGAATGCTAAAAGCTCAACTTAAAAAAGCTTATGATCAAATAGCGGAAATGGTACAAATGCTTCAGTCTATGCCAGACGATACAGATGTTGAAGCATGGCTGCAATCTAAGATTACTAAAATTTCGGACTATACTAACAGTGTTCACGGCTATATGAAATATTATGAAGACGATGAAACGAACACTGCTTATGAAATGGACGAAGATGAAATGAAGGACATGCAAGAATAAACCTCAAAAGTAAAAGGTAACCCATGTGCACGAATAAAGACTGCTTTAATGACACTTGCCAAGGAGAGTGCACAAAAAAATCTAAGTAACATGCCATTACCTTCAAAAAGAAAAGACGAAAAACAAAGCGAATTCATGTCACGCTGCATGAGCGACGACATAATGAAAAAAGAATATAAAGACAATAAGCAAAGAGTTGCCGTTTGCTTAACTCAATACCGCACTAGGAAAAAGTCCAAAGGGAAGGCGTCCTGGGATGATGTAAGAAAAGGCGACACTCTGGGCTTGATTTAATGATTTTAATCCATATAATCTAATATGGAATTAAGACAAGGATATCTTCAGAGCACATATAATCATTACATCGCAGAAAGAGACAAACATTTACTTGATTTAGAAGTCTATCTCTCTAACCCTGTGGGAGTTGGGGAACACTCAGATATTGGAGAAGAGATTAGAAAAAAAGTTGAACAAGTCGACAGATACGATTCTATTATTTCCACTTTAATTGCCAGATATGGAGATCAAATGTTAGATAAATCTCAAGAAGATCAAAACGCCAAAAATTAAGTGTAAAAACTTAAGTGAAAAAAGGTTTCTCATTGATAGAGCTGCTTGTTGTAATAGCTATTATTGCCATTCTTGCTGCTTTGCTTTTGCCAGCTTTATCTTCTGCCAAGCAAACAGGCTGGCAAGCACAATGCATAAACAACCAAAGACAGCTTAATCTTGCTTATGCAGAATTTGCTGCTGATCATGAAGACAGATTTCCTTATGCCTCTGCTTGGAGAAACGAGCCTACAGGTATGTGGGCATGGGTAGCTGACAGTATGAGTGGAAATGGAGCTTGGGGACAAACTGATAGACCTTTATTTTGGTCGCCGTTGAAACCTTATGCTGGCATGGGTATTTTTGGATGCCCAGGCGACAAATCTACAGTAGTGTGGCAAGAGAAAAAAAAGAATACTACTAATTGGGTTGATGTGGTCAAAAAAAGACCTCGTTCATATAGCGTAAACATTTTTGTTGGCGGGTGGTCTGGCTGGCCATTTGAAGCTGATACGCAATACAAAATATATCATACATATGATGATATAAAAGATCCATCTAATATTTTTTCTTTTATTGAAATGCCTCCTGCTTCTATAAATGCTGGTAACTTTAGAGTACCACCGACTTTAAGAGGCAAAGAGAGTGCATTCTCTATGGATTGGCCAGGGGTTTATCATAATAACGGTTCTGTCGTTTCGTTTGTAGATGCACATGTAGAATTTAGAAGATGGCTAGAAGAAGATACTAAAGTTATCCCAGAAGCCGTACAGAATCCCACCACAATAAAAGATCTAGTTATTAGTCCAGATAATAGAGATATAAAATGGCTAGGAGATCGAGCGACAGAACCATATCCAAACACTCATGCTTGGAAAAAAGTAATGAACGGAATATCAAGATACGATAGACCGTGGAACACTAGAGATGTAGATGGAAAGCGTTATGACTCATGGGGTTGGTACTGGAATGATAGCTGGGGCCATCACCCAACCTGGAAACCATATATTCAATGAAAAAACTATTACCATTATTATTCGCGGCTTCTGTTATAGCAGAAGATAATCCATATCAAGTTATTTCAGATCGAAACGCTTTTGAGTTGATGCTTAACCAACCAAAAGCTGTTTTACCCCCAATAACTGATGTTCGCAAGCCTAATTTGTACCTTACTGGGCTAACACAATTTAAAGGCGTCAGAAAAGCTCACTTAGTTCTTAGAGAAGCGGGTCAGCCCGATAAATTTGTGTCGCTCAAATTAAATGAGAAACAGAATGGAGTAGAATTAAAAAAAATATTAAATAATTCTGCTATTATTTCAAATAATGGACAACAGCAGTTAATTTCTTTCGAAAACAATGGATTACCAACAATAATAACAAAATCTGTTAAGACCTCTAAGTCAACAGTAGCAAAAAAAGACAAAAAAGACGATAAAAAAGAGTCAAAAAGTGAAAAAACCCCCGCTCCAGCAGGGCCTAGTATCGTAAAAGTTCCTTCTAGAAATAGGGGAATTACTGACCCTAGAATGCAAAAGGCAATGGAGAGGGGGCTAGAATATGTCTCCAGAATAGAAGATCCTGAGAAAAAACAAGCTATGCTAGAAAGAATAGAAAAGTTTCAAAGAGGCGATTATGACCAAGAAATAAAAGAAAGAATGAAGAGGTACGAGGAATATAGAAAAAGCCGTGAACGTAAAAAATAAGTGTAATATTATGAGTGGAGCAACAACTCATAAACCCCGAAACAAAAAAAGTTATAGAACATTTGATAGGTTCATATGGCTGGTTTATTCTTTTTGCCTTTTTAGCTATTTTAGGTAAAGATGCACTACATAAGGCTGCAGAAGGGGCTATGGTGTGGATAGGCAATGATTTCCAAAATGATGATATTTTATACATTTCTGGCAGGCAAGCGCGTATAGTTCGTGTTGGTTTTTTTAAAACAATTTTCTACATGACAGACCGTAAAACAAAAATGGTTGTCCCAAATGATAGGTTAAAAATGCTTGTTGTGGAAAAAACTTTGCCAAAAAATGGAGGATTTCCTTATTTATATAAAGGGGGAGAAGCTGGATATGAAGAACAAATTCAAAAAATTCATGAAACAGATAAGCTCCCAGAAGCCCCTAAAAAGAAATAGTTTGAATTATCTTATTTTGTTTATATAAATTAAAATTTCCTGCATAATCTTCGATTATACAAGTTTCCTTGTCTAAGTAATCTCCTGTATTTAAATAAAGCGACTCGCCATCCTTGATCATAGCTGGAGTATGTAGGTGTCCACAAATAACCGCTCTACAGCCTTGTTTTTTTGCCGCTCGAAGCAGCTGCTTTTTAAACTTTCTTTTTTTATTTTCCCATGAAACACATCGCTTTTCTGCTTCATGTATTATTTCATTTAATAAGCAAGTAATTTTTTTTACAATAAATAAATCAGTAAAATAAGCAAATCGTCGAAAATGTTTTGTAAAAAATTTATTAAGAAAGTCATGTTTATCTCCATGGGAGATTAAAATTTTATTATTGTTTGTAGTATATACGTGCTCCCTTTTGATTATGATATTTGCAAAGTTGAAGCATACGTTAGAGTTGTTAATAAATTTAGCGAAAAAGTCATCATGATTCCCAAAAATATAATAAATTTCAGCGCCTTTTTCTGCGGCCTCTAACATTTTTTGAATAAAAATATTATATTCTTTTTCCCATTTCCAATTGTACAGTAACTCCCATGCGTCAAAAATATCACCTACTAAAAATATTTTTTCAAATTCTTTGTTTTGCAGAAAATTAAGTAGCTCTTTAATTTTTGGTGATCTTTTTCCGAGATGTATATCGCTGATAAATAAAGCTTTATATTTTGTCATTTTAAGCCGATGGATACTCTAAGTCATTTTCTCTACATTTTTTTTCCGTTTCAGTTAATACAACTTCACTCATTGAATTAATTGTTTTAGCTTCGGGATAATGATTATAAAAAAAATAAGGACTGTTTCCATAGCTTCTGTCGATATCTTCGGAAGTCATA